AATTTGTGGCAGTAAATGGTGCTGACGCTAATAAATAAACATTATCAGTATAATCAGTTTCTGTTATTGGAGTAGTATGCCCCGCGTCTGAAAAAATACCTATTGTTATTGATGGTGCTGTTGCCGTTCCGCCAAACCTGCCGCCCATTAATCCTATTCCTGGCATAGCTACTGATTATAGATTACAACGCTACCGCTTGACATTGTGATTGCTGTAATCGCATCGCCCGAAGGCACTACGATATACGCCCCAGCTTTCAAGGTAGTTCCGCTTAATCCAAATGCGGAAAGGCTATCAACTCCATCCACCTCGAAGGTAGTTAGAACGGTGTCCTCTTGCGCGATGAATGAGTAGCCTTTTAGCGATGTATGCGCTCCAGTTCCTGTTAGAACTTTACAGCCGCGTGTTCCGATTAGTTTTTGAGATTCTGTCATTTTAATTAGGTATTTGACACTTATTGTAGTCGTATGGTTGTGTTATTGATAGTACGCAAGAATGACCGCTTACCTTGTCATCGAATCGCTCGGTAAATGGTTCAAGTGTTACGCTCGTTTGAATTGATAAATCTGTTGTGTGTAGTTGTCTGAAGTATGCCACGAAGTCCAATAGCACTTGGATGGTATCGCTCATTACTTCCTGCTCGTTCTCTTCGCCCGGAAGAACCCTATCCATTGCCAACAGTCGGATGTTGTAGGTCAATGTTCGCTCACTTAATACAACGCTCTCCTCGATAGCCCAAAGAACAAGGTAGTCAAGTTCCTTTGGGTTTATCTCCCAAACGTCCCCCTGACCGTACTGCTTCACCTGAAGGTGCGCTGCGGCTTGGTTCTCGATTAGGGTTAGTATTTCGTTGAGCGTGTACATACTTCTTTAGCTTCTCTTGATTTCTACGGCTTGCGCTTGTACTCATATTTATCTTCAAGTGAAATGAACTTCCGTGTTCGTCCGAGATACATTCCCGTTGTGTAGGTTCGTGTATCGGGTTGAATAGTGTCCAGACCATCGTCAGGGTTTGCGTAGCTTGGGTAATTAGATTCGTTCTCTAACAAGAACCTAACAAGCCTCTCGGTGTACCATTCTGCTTTGTCCTTGTAACGCTTGGAGATGAAGTTGATTTCATCCAACGATGTGGTCGATGAGTTCTCAGAACTTTGCTGATGCAGACCTTTGTTCAAGAACTTATAGCTTATCGCTGTCGGTGCTTCTGATTGCACCCAATGCAGAAGAGCTGGCTGGATGTAATCCTCCAAAAGCGTGAGATTTGCAGCCGTTAGCGTTGAGTTCGTTATCTGTGTTTTCAACTCATTGTAAAGAGTAGTGCCAATTTTGTGTTGGATGTGGATGTCCTGACACATCAAAACAACAGGTCGCAAGTACTTGAAATCAATGTTCTCGTGGAGCAAAGTATTGTCTTTGAGAAACGTCTCTGATATGAATAGTACGTTAGCCATTACTTCTTAATTCTCATAAGTTTCTGCTTCCAGTAGTGGCGGCAATGGTAAGACTTGCCCCAAAAGCCACCGCCTCGCATCCAAACATTACGGTTATTGCTTACTCCTATATCTTGTATTTCGTCAAGTTGCCAAGACTTGTTTTCTTCTTCCACCATTTTAACGAGATTCCTACAAAAGTCGCGAGTCGTTGGAATAATAGAAGCACCACTCACTCCGGGTCTCTTCTCGTAAGTGTAACGAATAACAAATTCCTCCTCAACTGGTGGTATCTCTTTAAGTAATCTCTCACCTTCTTTGGTGATATTAACAACTCGTTGGCTAGAGTCTAATACCTCGCCAATCTCTAAGACAATAGCGTTGGCTTCGTTGAGTGCTTGAAGTCCAGCCATAACCCTCTCAATTGAAAGTTGTAACTGTTCTGCAATTGCTAAGAATGGAGTGGCTGGATTCTCTTTTAAGATGTTTAAGATAGCCGTATCAATCGGGTCAACCTCAGCGAACCAATACTTTCTGTTCAGTTCTTCGTGTAGTCTTGCGGAGGTTTCACTTTCGAAGTTTAAAGCCTTACCGTTTCCGACTGGTTCGTAATCAGTAGAGCCGCAGTTCTTGAAGTATTCAACAAGGATAGCATCCTCGTCTTGCTTCTCAAAGACCGCCCGCATCTCTGCCGCCACATTCTCAGGGATAACTTCGCCCGTAATTGTAGCCCTTGCCACATCAGGAGTGAAGCCGTACAACTCAACAAGTACCGCAATAGCGGAGTTTTCAGCAATAAGACCTTCCTTAACTTGCTGAAGGAGCGTAATGATTCCCGTAACACCACCCACAGAGCCTTTAAGAGCCGCCTGTGCATCTTTGGTTTTGCTATCAACTCCAGCATCTTCCTGAGTTTGGACAACTTGAAGCCCTACTTTCTCTCGGATTTCCGCTTCTGTCATTACAGATGTAACGGTTGCCTCTGAGAATTGTACACTAATAGGTTCGGTGTCTTGTATATAAAGACGATTAGCCAAACCTTGCAAAGCTGCTAATTCATTGAAAACCCTTTCGATGAACTGTTGCCTTCCGTTGACGTAGGTGTTTTGGAATAATTCAAACGAGTCTACCAACTGGTTTCGTGAGGTGAAGATTCCGTCCTCTTTTATTCCAAATAGTGCAGGGTCGGTTACTGAATGACCAGCGTAGATTTCCCTTTGTACGGTCTTGTTTAAGATGTCGAATCGCTTATCGAAATCGTTACCATTCAACTGCTGAATTTCAACGCCTCGCTCTTTCGAGTCTGCGAAGTTTAGAACGATTGAGTTAGCGTTATCAGTTCCTGTAAACTTGTCCTTAATTTGTCGCTCTATTTCTTCTTGCTCCTCTGCCGTTGGTTCGCCATTGTAGAACGAAACAATCGTGCCGCCAACAAAGTTATTCTTGACTGCGTTGAGGTGGAAGTTGGCTATTTCTACATCTAACTCAATGTAGCCAGTTGACCCAAGATAGGTCGGAAGTGGGTAGTACTTGCAGTCAGGCGAGTAACCCTTTACGTAAAGAAGTTGTTTACCGCTTGGTTCTTTCCAATTAAAGGCATCAATCTCCTCAACCTTTGGGTTATGCTTTGACCAATCCTCTGAGTAGTAGTATTTCGTACCATCTTCGTTTGACCGATAACGAGCAAAGTCAGCGTGATAAATAGCTGCAATCTTGTCGTTCAGTTGGTTGTAAACGATTTCTAACGCGAACCCGTTGTATAACTCATAATCAAGCGCAACCTTCTCTAAGATGTCATTTAAAGACTCGTATTGATTAGGCTCTTGGATGAACTGCTGAAGCCTCGCGAGTCCCATAGTGTCCAATCCTTCTTTGTCAACCGCCCAACCTTGCCCAACTACATAATCCTTTTTGGAGTTGATTATAGCGTGATTCTTCGCGCTTCTTCTGTACAGATTTAAAAGGTACTCAGGGTATCGGTTCTTGTACTCGCCTTCGTCCCCGAATAGAACCCACTCCTTGCCCCTTGCCTCTTTAAAGGTCGGTACTTTATGCGCTCCGAAGTTCAATATTTTAAGAGCCATACACTACATAGTTTGAATTACCGCCTGAGTAGGTGGTAACTGGTGTTGTTGTTCCCGTTACTTTCACAATTCCGCTTTCTAATTCTGTCAATCCTGTAGGGTCTAAGTTTGAACTTGATGAGTTAGCATACACATAATAACGCCATTGTCCCTCCGTTGGTAGTTCCACCTCCGCGTTTAGATTGTCAGGTGTTGACGTTTCGGTGATTACGAACTTATTGAACCTCTCAGGGTAAATACTTGAATCCGTTGCTACGCAATACTCTACCGCCTCCGTGTTATCACTCTGAAATTTGAAGAGGTAATACGTAGCCGTTCCCTTTTCCGTAAGGGTTAACGCTATGTCGTTTGCCGTATTTCGCTCAATGTTTATCAAACTGCAAAGACTACATATTCGATGTCTACGTCTGCCGTGTCAGCTTGTGCGCTAATGTCGTCAATATCCACGAATGCGCTAAATGCACTTGCGGTTGCATCAACGTCCATAGAACCCGTTGAAAGCATAAAGGTTGCACCAGCATCTACTTTTACATCAGCAGTTTCTGCTCCTGATTTCTTGAATCTCACCCTAATGAAATTGGTATCATCAAGGTTTGTGATGCGGATATATCGGATAGCAGAACGAACAAACTTGCCTTGACCATTAGCAGTATCTAATTTTACTATATGAGTCTCTCCCGAAGATGATACGGTCATAACTCTACGGTCTGCCTCTGCTACGTTGGATATTGAACGTGTATGTGAGCCTCCTCTATCAACTCCTCCGAGTGTTAGACTTTCAACTATTTGAACCGTTGCGGTTGCTGGTGTTACGGTCGATGCCATTATTCTTTTTCTTTAAATAGCAAAAGTTCGATTTTGTGCCAAACAAGAAAGACCCCAGTTACGGAGGATTTACAAGTGCTACGGTTGCCATTCTTCAAGCGTAGCGTTTAACTGATTTTCTAACTCAGTACGAGTATACACAAAAAAGAAAAGCCCCAACCGAAGTCAGGGCATTTTCCAACAGAACAATGAAAAAGAGTGAATAAAGGTAGTGTTAGTTTGTGATTAACGCAACGTCTGCGGCATCAATTGAAAGCATCTGTTCAGCTTCCATTCCTGAGAATGTCAAACTGTAACCGCTAAGGTCTGCAAATGCCGTTCCCGTTGCCGATGTTCCAGCGTTCAATTCAAGACCGTTCTGCCAGCCAGCAACCCAATAAGAGCCGTCATTACTTTCAACGATAGCAACAAGTCTTTGTTGAGCAAGCACCTTAATTTCGTTGCGCTTGTTTACATCCAACTTTGAAAGCACCACAACCACCTCAGGAGTGTAATAAACAGTACCATTCTGCGAGTTACCATTGATGGTTTCGGTCAAAGAAGAAGTCTCCTTTAGTTGCTCGTACTTGTAAAAGGTAGCCGTTGCAGTAATTGAAGTAATCGCCCCCGCAGATACAACAGGAGATAAGGCAATGTAATCGTCAAGGTTCGCAAATCTAACACTCTTCACTCCACCTACTGTATCACGACAATCTAGGTCATAAGACAAGCTGAGTGCACAAGAAGTATATGCCATTTTGTTTTTGTTTTAGAGTGAAGGGGCGACCGAAGCCGCCCCGATTAGATTAAAGAATAACTGCTGAGATTTGGTCAGGGTATGCAACTTGTACACCCAAAGTCAAGTCAACCGCAACTCTGTACTTTTGCGAGTCGGGACTAAACCAAGCGTTTATTGAACTTGCATCACTTTCCAAGTCAACGCCCAAGAACATATTGCTTGTTCTCATACAGTAAACATCGTTAGTTCCAGTTAGACCGTTAACAGCAATGATTTCGATGTTAGTGCCCGGTAGAACCATTGTAAGGTCAGCGAATGAACTCTGAGCGTTTTGAAGTTGACCTCCAGCAGTAACGATTCCAAGACCGTTTTGCAAACCAAGTGCTAACGCTCTGAAAGAATCATAACCAACGAAAATCTTAGCATCAGCCTTGTCAACGATTGCAGCCGCAGCCGCTTCGTAAACTCGCTGAACAGCCTCTACCATATTGTTAGCAGTCAATGCAGTAGTAAGAGCAGTTCCCGAACCGAACGCAGTTGTGTTTGCGTCAATGTAAGAACCTCCACCGATTACGTCAATAAGACCATCGAAGAACTGAAGGTTACCTGATACCAAAGTGCTATCAGATTGCCAAATCATTACTTCCAACTCAGATTGGATTTTCTCGACCAAGTAAGCACCGAACTGCTCCTCGAAAGGAATAGACTCGTAATGCGCTCCGCTTGGAAGCTGAGAACGTAGGTAGTATCCTTCCAAAGTCTTTGGACAGAACTCCATATTGAGTTTCAATTTAGCTGGGTCGATTTCTCTCTGAGTGAAAGTTACATCGCCATCAGCGTTGAAAGCGCAACCGCTACCATCTTGGAAGTTCACATCAACATCCATCAAGTTGATTTTGGTTTTGCCTTTTACGCCTACTTGCTTCTCCATAAGTGAAGCAGTACGCCCGCCAGTTACCGCTTTTGTGATAAGAGGAAAGTTTTGTTCCTCAATGTAGGCTGTTAAGCCCGATACATCAAATGCCATTTTATTGTGTTTATAGGTTTATTTCTTTGTGATTGCTCGCATCTTCTCAACCATATCGTTGTAGTCGATGCCTTTGTTAAATGGGTTAGCCACCTTCTTAGATGGTTCTTCCTTCGGTGTAGCCGCCATCTTCTCAACGATGTCAGTAATTAAACCAACCGCTTTTTCAATGTCGCTAACCTTTTCAGTTTTGGCGAATTGTGCCGCAGCGATTTCAGACTTGATGAGTTCAGATACAGCCGAAAGGATGTCAGCCTTGAAACCTTCAGAATCGAATTTCTCTTCTGCCGCCATTTCTTCTTCCTTTTCCTCTTCAGCTTCTTCAGCTACTGGCTCTGGAGACATAATCTCAACGATAACACCGCCTTCAGTTCTAACGATGTCTCCGCTTTCCAACTCGTGTTCGCCATCTGGAGCAGGTACGATTTCGCCATCCTCTCCAACTACGGAAAGAGCCGCGCCAATCTCTAAAGATTCGTAACGTACAATTGTGTTGTCTGCAAGTTTAGCGTCTTCAAATTTTTCTTCTGTTTCGCTGAATAACAGCTTCTTGATTTCGGGAAGTTTAGCCCCAACAAGTTCTGAGATGTTCATAGGTTACTTTTTTAGTAAATAGCAATCTTTCTATATTGTGCCACTTGGACTTATTTCAACGCCTTTTCGACCTCTTCTATAATCATTCGGTCAACGTCCATTTGGCGTGATTCAGAGAACACACCTTCCACGCTGAAGCCTTTGAACGTGCCGTCCTTTACTTGCTTCCATACCTCATCGTTATCGACCTTGTAACTGACAAACCAAGAGCCGTTAGGTAGCTTGTCGAATCCTTTAGGTGTTGGCTTCATCTCGTCAATCAAGAAAGATTCAAAC